ATTTTATAAATTTAGAGACGTGCGAAATAGCAGAAACAAAATAAAAGATTTTTGTATGCAGGGCAAAACAAAAGATATGTTTATGCGAAGAATAAGATGGCGATGGTACAAAAAGTACGGAAAGGAGCCAATGAACGAATTATTTGAAGAATATTTCGAGAATGAAACAAGACGCGAAGAATTCGACGTCGAAATGGAAACCAAACGTTTACATTATAAACCCGTTAGATATGTCGAAAAATGGCAGGATAAAGAAGTAAAACCTGACCATTGGACAAAGGCAGATGTAACGGAAATAGAATACCAAGGTATCTCTGGTATTCTATGGGAACATAAAAATAAATCAGAAGTTTTTACGGAGTTGAGACAATGGGAAGAATTCGACGAAGAGCAGTTAAAAACATTAAAAAAGAATTCAAAAGTATTACAAAAGCGAAAATACGAAGAGATTTTTCGCCAACAATTAGATACGTAACACCAAGTTACAAAAAAATAATAAAAGATGCCAGACGCGCCCAAGTGCGGATCGCCAAAGCGCCAACGGCGAAAACGATAAAAAGTCGCATCAGGGGTTTGGTTTATTCATTAAACCAATACAAAAACCCCTCCCCCCGTTTGACGGGGGAGGTTGGGAGGGGGGTCAGAGGACGCGAGCGCCACGCGCTTCAGTCGAAAAGAATGCCGCGTCCCTGTATAGACAGACCAGATCCGAACAGTGGTTCGGGATCTGGACAATTTAAAAGATACGTGCCGTTTTGCAAATAATTGCAAAAAGCCAATAAGTTAAATAATTGTTGACAAAGTATACGAATCAGAGATATACAGAGAACATCCACAGGTTTGTCCGGATTCATAATATATATTATGCGAATCTAATAGAACAAAACAAGTCCTGTGTAGAACATGGGAGTTGATGTGAATAAATTTATTTTAAAAGAGCTACTAAAGCCAACGTTACGTCGCGTGGGATCAATGATCGCAGGTGGATTAATAACGATGGGAGTAGCTCAAGAAGCAGCACTTGCAATTGAAACAGGTGCAATAGCTGCAGCCGCAGTCGCAGCCGACCTAATATTTTCATATTGGGAGCGAAAGAATGTGGATTAAAGAAATAATATCAGGCCTTAGCTTTGGGGTAATAGGCGGATTTATTTTGTTTGTATTACCGATAATAATGGAGATTTAGATGTGGTTTTTACCAGCATTAATAGGCGGCGCAACAGCGACAGTCGGCGCAGTATTAACACGAAACGACAATAAAAAAGAGGCTGCACGTGTAGCAGCAGCAAACAAAGCGGAAGCGGCCCGAGTACAAAAAGAAAATAAAGCGGAAGCGGCTCGGGTCGAACAGGTTCGAAAGCAAGAGCAAACGGAAGCGATAGCTGACAATACAAAAGTTAGAGAAAATTATTATAAAAACGTAGTGTCCGATGCACAGGCAGCGGGGATAAATCCTCTAACTGCGTTAAGAACTGGTGCAGGAAGTGCATACGGGTCAACCGTTCAAGGCACGATAAGACAACCAGTTATGAGAGACGGAGTTTATTTAGAAGGGGTATATCAGACCCCTACTCTAAGTAGAAATCCGTTAGATGTAGGCTTGTCAACGGCGACATCGCTAGGAATGTCAGAGATGACAAGACTTAATAGCAACTCTCATGATGTAAGAATGGCAAAGTTGCGTGGACAAATAGATAGAGCGAACGCGTTATCTATAAATAAAGCAACAAGCAATGAAATAGATTATAATGGATTATCAAAAGTGCCAGTCAGTTTTGGGCATTTAGATTTTCATATGCCAGTTGAGATAGCCAAACGTTTAAGGATTGCTCCTAACGATCAGATAGAGGCGGGAGTAATACAAGAATTATTTGGCGAAAGTTCGGAATTATTTACCACGTTCGCGCAAGGCGCGTTTGAAGATCAATATGGAATTAATACATGGAATTTGTTGTTTGAAGGAAAAAACAAAGACAGAGATCAAAATGGACAAATACCAGTACAAACAAAAGGTTTAAAAGATCCGTTGTTAACACGGATTGGAAATTTGTTGAGCGGTATGGATATGCGCCTGCCATGAATTGTAAAAAATGCAGGCAAATAAGAAGAAAAATTAAACGAATTTTTAAAAGGAGAAGAAAAAAATGAGAAATACAGAAATGATACCTAACGTCCCAGTGAGCTTTCAGCGAACAAGACGTATGAGCAAAGGACGTGTATTAACGTCTGGAGATGCGGGTAAGATTTTACCAATAAAAGCAGATCCAATATTACGCGAAGAAGGGTTCAGCGGAAATGTAAATGTATCAGTGGAAATGATGGAAACATCAGAAAAACCAGTGAACGCTATAGTGGCGAAAGCATGCACATATTTTGTACCTTATTTAGCATTTGACCAGTTTAACGGGTCAATAGATGAATTAAATAGAAGTTATAGCAAAGAAAACGGAATAGCGGGGTCACCGATTAGTTTTTTTGAAAAAAATAAATACTATAATGGTTCGTCAGTTGTTACAGACAGTACACCGACAGATATGGATACTGGCGATAATGGACGATCGACATTTTATGGAACTATGGGGCTACATCATGGTGTAGCGGATATGAACAGCAGTTATGTGCAAGCATATAACGCAATTGTGAACCATAGAAGAAAAGCAAGATCAACAAGTTTAGCTGTGCGTAACGAATTTGAACATGATCTTGCAGAAGCATTTTGGCCAAACGAAGGAAACAGTCATATTATGGCTGATTTTGACCAAAAGCTGATTGACGGCGAAGTAGCGCTAAATGGTTTAACGTTTAGTGCACCTCTTAGATCGACAATGGCAGGAAAGAACGATAACAGTTTAACTAGTGGCCTGGCTACTTCGACAACTGACAGTTTTTCTCCTGCAAGTGTACTGGCAGATGTGACATTCGGTTCAGGTATATTGAGACCAGATGGAACAACAGGAAGCGCTTTTTTGTTTTCAGACGTTTGGGCTGAATTAACACAAGGCGGCGACGCAAGAATGTCATTAGCAGATATAGAGCAAGCGCGTAAAACAGCAGCGTTTGCAAAATTAAGAGCTGCTTATGATGGGATAGACGATGAATATATAATCGATCTATTAATGCAAGGCATAACAGTACCAACAGAAGTAATGAAACAACCAATGTTGATTGGATCACAAACAGGAATGTTTGGATTTTCACAACGGTTTGCAACTGATAGTGGAAATTTAGATGATACAGCAACAAATGGTTTTGTATCATTAGGGTACAGAGTGCGAGCGCCAAGGACAAGTATTGGCGGTGTTGTAATGACATGTTTAGAAATCGCACCAGAAAGGGTTTGGGAACGTAAGAAAGACTATTTCTTATACACAACAGATACGGATAATCTGCCAAATGCCTTACGGGACAGCTTGGATCCAGAAAAAGTTGCAGTGGTTAAGAAAAACCATCTGGACGTAAACCATAGTACACCAGACGCAACGTTAGGATATGCACCATTAAATCATGAATATAATCGTGATCAAATTAATGTAGGCGGTAAGTTCTATAGACCGGCTAATGATGCATACACAGAAGTACGGTCGAGAATTTGGACAAATGAAACAACAGATCCAAGTTTAAGTACCGATTTTTACTTGTGCACAAATCTACATAAAAAGATTTTTGCAGATCAAGTAAGCGATAGTTTTGAAATCACAGCTGTGAGCGATTTAACTGTCGATACAAACGTAGTCTTTGGACAGCGTCTGATAGAAGCAGATGCTACATCAGACTACGAAACGATCACTAACTTAGTCGACGCAACGCGAATAACTAAGTAGTGCAACGGCGGGGGAACCTCCCTCCCCCGCCATTTTATTAAAATTAAAAAGGTGATGAAATGAAACATTTTAAAGTTGGTGTAATAGACCATTGGAGCAATTATAATGCGGGCGACGTTATCGCATTCCCAAGCAATAGGCCGAGACGTGTAGCGTTCGAGGTCATCGCGAACTCTCCCATAGAAATATGGGTAGATGTAGAGGGAAGCGATCTAAGCAAGGCAGTATTAGTAGCTACTGGCGACGACAAAATGTCGATACAATATACTGCAAAGTCCAATTCATGGGTGCTTATTAAAGCAGACAAAAAAGCCCAAGTTTGGGTGAATTTGCCAGATTTAGATCAAAACGTTGCAAAAACAAT